CAACGGAACGACAGCGGACTTCTTTCCAGAGTCCAGCACGGCGAACGTCCAGGTCATTCCCATCGAGCACGCTCGTTACACAAGGGACACGCTCCAAAGCCTAAGCACCACGGTATCGCAGGCTATCCTCAGCGAATTAGTGAGTCGGTTCCAGATCAGCACCTCAACCTCGGGGTCCGTGCAAGCGATCACGCCGGTAGTGACGCGAGAAGAACGCCAATCTCTTGGGCCGTTTTATGTGGCCGATTTCAATCAGTATCTCAAGACCGACAACGAGATCGTCATTACCATTCATCCGAGCGCCAAGAACGCCACGGGGCGTTTGGTGTGGACTGCAAAGCCGACGGTGGCGGGAGCACAGAACACGATTGCGGTACAGGTCGATTCGTCTTCCGGCTTGGTGACTCCAACGGGCGGGAGCATCGTAGCCGGAGACGGGTCGATCGTCGGACTCGTCAACGGCACCGATCCCGTTCGCCAAGTCCGACTGACCATGAAGGCACGCGGTCTATCGACCATCGCAGCCGGTCGATTCTATTGGGATCTGAGACGGTACGACACATCTCCCAACGCGGTGTGGCAACTAGCGGCAGGCGTTATCGATTTTGCGACACCAGTTAATCAGGCGATTGCGTGACCGAGCAAGCGATTATCGAGATTGGTCCCCAGGAAGGCCCGCAAGAGTCGATCTTGCGTACCAACGCGGATATTGCGATCTACGGCGGTGCGGCGGGCGGGGGTAAGACCTACGCTCTTCTGCTCGATGCACTTCGAGGGATCGACGAACGCGAATGGTCGCCGGTGTTGTTCAGGAGAACGTACAAGCAGATCACGGCCGCGCAGGGTCTTTGGGACAAGGCGTGCGAACTGTACCCCATGTTCGGCGGTCGGATGCGACAGGCCAGCATGGACGCGGTGTTCCCGAGCGGTTGCCGAATCATGTTCAGTCACATGGAGAACGAGGCGGATAAACTCAACTGGCAAGGGACCGCGATCGCCCTCATTGGCTGGGATGAACTGACTCACTTTTCGGAGGGTCAATTTTGGTATCTGGTATCCCGAGCCCGATCGACCGGGAGCATCGAACCCTACGTCCGCGCGACGTGCAACCCGGAGCCGGGCTCCTGGGTCGCGAAGATGCTCGAATGGTGGATCGATCCCATGGCGGGCACTCCGATCCCGGAACGCGCGGGCAAGATTCGTTGGATGGTCCGAGGCGGTGACGATCAGCTAGTGTGGGCCGATACGCGGGAAGAGTTGTCGGGCTACGAAGGAAAACCTTTATCGTTCACGTTCATCCCGGCTACCTTGGCCGACAACCCCGCGTTGCTAGAGCGGGATCCCGATTACGCCAACCGATTGCGAGCACTTCCGAGAGCCGAGCGGGAATCGCTCCTTGGTGGCAACTGGCTCTTCCAAGCAGCGGGCGTCTTCGATCGGGAGTGGTTCAAGACTTACACGGTCCTGCCTGATGGCGGTCTTCAATGGCTCCACCACGGCGAAGTCTGCGAGGCAGCAAAGCACCAGCTACGTCGGTTTGCGGTGATCGACACGGCGGGGACATCGCGCGATCGCGCGGACCAAGATCGAGGCAAGCCCGCGTCTTGGAGCGTCTGCGAAGTGTGGGACTACTATCGGCCTCGGCACACTCTTTTTCTTCGGTCGATATGCCGGATCCAAGTTGAATGGCCAGACCTAAAGTCCCGGTTCAACGACCACATGGAGTCGATGGATGTGCCGATCGCCTACATCGAGAACGCACACTTCGGGCCCGCACTGGCGAAAGAGATCAAAGGCCGAAAGACACGGCTCATCGGCCCCAAACTTCCTGGCATGGCAGAGAGCCATAGAGGGGCGAAACTTGAACGCGCGGTCGCAGCCGGGGCAATTTCTCGGGTCGAGGATGGCTTGGTCCGAGTCCCCGACTCAATGGACCTTTGGGTGCGAACCTACATTGGCGAACACTCGGCATGGCAGGGGAGGCCCGATGAAGTTGCGGATCAGATTGACGGTACGTCTTACGCTTGTTTCGTTTCGAAGGAATTGCAGGCCGCACAATGGGGCGGCGTTGTTGTTGGGAGGCACGGTTCACTATGACAGACAAAGAACGCAAGATTCGATCGTTGAAGACTCACTCGGAGGATCCACTGTTGTCATTCTCGGAGGTAGGGCAGCAGCTTGGAGTGACGAGAACGGCGGTGGCTCAATGGGCCGAGACAGGGCGATTAGCGTATTGCCGTCTGCCCGGCGGTCGAAGGCGCGTCCGCCAAAGCGTCGTCGATCGCATTCGCGAAGAGATCGTTGCTAACGGCGAACCGGAATATCTGAGAGAAGATTGAGAAAGTTTCGCAAGTAGCGTAAGCAGCGAAACTAGCGGTTTTGAGACGGCGAAGCACCACTCTAGCCTGCACTCATGGGCAAGGTGTTTCGCAAAGCGGTTCTATCGGTCAACGAGTACCAAAGCGGTGACGGAAGCGTCACTGTCACTCCTGATCGATTGAAGCACTGGGAGCAAGAGTTTCGGCGACTGTCCGACGCGGGCTATGTCGTTCCGATGCACTTCAACCACGCAGAACTCGACGACTTGGAGATGCTCAGTCCGATCACCATGGACAGCCTCTCCAAACGCGATACGCGCGGAGCGCACAACACCGAAGGCCGGATGGTGGACTTCCAAGTGACTCCCGACGGGCAATCCGCAGAGATCACGGTGGAGGTTCTGACGCCAAGCGCCATCGAGAAGGTGGAGCACAACTCCATCTTCGTCAGCCCTGTGATATTCCCTGAATTTCGCGACGGGCACGGGCACACCTACGCGGACGTGATTACCTCGGTAGACCTCGTTGATTACCCGGTCGATCACAGCCAAGGGCCGTTTGTACCCGCCGAGCCGATCACCATGGGATGCGTCATCCGCATGGGCGTTTCCCCTAACTACTACACACCGAGGATTAAGCGTATGGACATGGCAGCAGGCCAAGACGCAGGCATGGACATGGCTCCACCGTCTGACGGCGGGAACGATCAAGGAAGCGATGTTGTTGCCTTGATTGTGGACGCGCTCCAAGAGTGCGGCATTGCACTTCCCGAGGGAACCGACGCATCCAACATCGTCGATAACATCAAACAAGTCATGGGCAACGGAGGCCAGGGCGCAGCGGGTAGCGGTGCAGGGTCTCCCATGGTGACTTCTCCCGAGATTCAAACCATGTCGGCCCAAGTCCGATCGGCAAGAGCGTTTGCCGAGACAGCCTACCATCGCGATCTACTTGGGCGACTGGAGTCCCTTCGAGATAGCGGTCGCATCATGGACGAAGAGTTCGCACGCTACAGCGCTCGCATCGCAGCCCAGCGGCTTTCCCTCGATGCCTACAACAAGCCCCGAGAAGGGGAAACCGAAAAGTTCATGCGATCGCGCGAAGTGATCCCCGAGGGCACGTTCAAGACAGCCACCTTCCGCAAGGGAGGCGGGTCCAAACTCGCTCGTATGTCGGTGGCCGAACCACCAAACTCCGAAGACGCCGAAGCCAAGGAAAAGTATTGGGTCGGACTCATCAACGGCAAGAAAACCAACTAACCCCAGTCATCGTTTCTAAGGGTGGCACCAGAGGAACGAAATCATGCCATTAGGCGTAGGAACCAGAGCAGACGCACTCGCAACCCGTCCCATTCTGTTCGTGTCGGATGGTCGCGTTCGCGCAACCATTGTGACGCGGATCCTGAGCGGAGCGGCTCGCGATGCGGTCAATACACCGACAACGACTCTTCGCGCTGGGATGGTGCTCGGACAGATCACCGCCAGCAAGAAGCTGGTCCAGTATGACGCTGGGGCATCCGATGGCTCGCAAACGATTGTCGGGATCCTGCTCGATGATACGCGAGTCGTCAACGAGAACGGTGAGGACCAAGACCAACCCGTGCGAGTGCTGATGAGCGGTGACGTTCGAGCTAGCCAACTGCTTATCAAGGGTGCAGCCTTTGTCGGCCACACCAACGAAGCCGCAGCGCGAACGGCACTCAAGGCCGTTGGCAAGTGCTTCCTGTTTGACGACGAGATTGCAGCCTAAGCGGCTCGCAAACAAACCAATTTCAATTCCGAGGGTGGCACTGAGGATTTGAAGAGATGCCAAATTTATTCCAGGACGTATTCAAGCCGCAGGTACTTACCAAGGTTATCAGCGAGCGAGTCGAGGCCACTGGCTCTCTACTCAAGGAGTTTGGATTGCAACCCGGCGGAAACAACGAAACCAACATGGGGCATGGTCGCCTCGGAGCCTACCACGTTTTCAACAACACGTTGAAGACGGCGCAAGGTCGCGCTCCTGGTACGGCAGCGGGTCGAATGCAGATGCAGATCGCCTCCCGCATCCCCTTCGAGTATCCGCGAATGCACAGTTCGATTCCGCTCCTAGCCGAGCAAGTCAACAACATCGGTCGCATCGACGATCCAGCCACGCGCGACAAAGCCGGGGCGAAGATGATTGCCATGCAGACCGGATACCTCGCACAACTCGCAGCCAACTGGCGAACAGCAATGCTCGTCGGGCTGATGCGAGACTCCTTATACTACAAGATCGTGGGCGATTCTTGGTACTGGACCTACAGTTCGTCTGGTGCGGCGGGGCAACTCCCAACGCGCGTTCCGGCTGGCAACAAGAGCCAGTTGAACATGACGGGAGGCGGGAACATTCTCTCGACATCGTGGGCCACCACCGCGTCGGCGGACATCCCATCCAACCTCTACGCGATTCATGCAGCCTTCCAGCGCCTCACAGGCTCGGGGCTGTCGAAGATCGTCACCAAGTCGTCGATTTGGTCTCTGGTCATCAAGAACGACGCAGTGCAAGAGGCACACGGTACGGCGAACACTCCTTACGAGATCATCAGCAAGGATAGCGGATCCGGGCCTGACGGACGACCCATTCAGAACTTTAAGGCGAGACTCTCGTTCATGCCTTGGGTCGAGTGGTGCATCAACGATGAAGGCTTGGAGATCGGCGAGCCCGGCTCCGAAACCTGGACGCCACACGTCCCCGACAACACGGCGTTCTTCATTGCGTCCGACGCAGTGTCGAACGGATCGGACATCGAGTGCTACATCGGTGGCGAACCGATCGCCGAATACGATGGCGGTCCCAAGAGCGAGAAGTTCGGCTTGAATGCTTGGTCTCGGGAGATCGCGAACCCAACCTCGACCGAACTGTTTGTTCTCGACAACGCGCTGATGGTCCATCAAGTTCCTTCGAACTTGGCCATCGGCACTTGCGTGTTCTAGCATCATGCGGGGTGGACGTGGCAATTACCTGGACTTACTGCACAGCCGAAGACGTAGAGAACTTCTTCGGAGCTACGGGTGTTGCGGCGTTCGCGTCTCACGATCTGCGAGGGTCCGAGGCTACCGTAGACGACTGTATCGCGCAGGCAACGGACGAGATCAATCTGTACGTTCTGAGGCGGTATGACGAGGCTGGGGTAAAAACCTCCAGAATGCTCCGTCAATGGTGCGTTGTCATGGCCACCGTCTACTTGTGCGAACGTCGAGGGAACCCGGTCCCTGAGTCTCTCGTCGCAGAGTATCAGCGGATTGCGGAAAAACTCCCGCTCATCATGCGAGACGAAATGCGGATCCCCGGCGTCCCACTCAAGGGGCTCAACGTCCCGATGTTCTCGAACATGCACATCGATCGGCGATACGTTCGACGCCAACAACGGGTCGCGATCAATTCGACCAACATGCCAAAGCAGCGGCCTCAAGACTCGGAGTTGACCCAGTTTGACTACTAGAGTTTATTTTCGAGGCACGCGCGATCAAGCGAGGGAAGTGATTAACCAAGTCCGGTTGTCGCTCACCGGCAAGGCTGTTGACATGACTGGCGTTGCCAAGGGTGTTTTCCTGTCTCTTGGGTTTGCGGCGCTAACGGACATCCATGCGGACTTCGTTCGTAAGGCCCGAGGCGGAACCGGCGAAGACGGCGTGAAGTGGCCACCGCTATCCCCCAAGACGCTAGCCTACTCGCGGCGATTTGGGCCAGGGGAGCAGACACGGCTCAAGCGGGCTCACGGGCTCGGCAGAGGTCACAAGTACGCACCCGTCGGAACGGGATTGCTATCGGCGGCACAGTTGCGGCAATGGCGACTTTACTTTCGTCGCAACCTCGCATGGCTCATCACCAAGTACGATCCAGAAACCGCCAAGTCGATTGCGGCAGGCATGGCGTGGAATCGCATCAAAGCCGAAGGTGGAAAGACCAAACTCCAAGTCTACGGCAACCGACCGCATGAAATTCTCCGAGACACGGGCGTCCTCCTCAACTCCCTCTCTCCCGGCGAACTTGGGGGCGATGGGGTTTCCTATCGCAAGCCGACAGGGGACGGAGGCGACAACCAAATCTTTGCGGCACTCGCAAACGGCGTGATCGTCGGAACGAACGTCAAGTACGCGGCAACGCACCAATACGGCGATTCGAAACGCAGGATACCGGCCAGACCCTATTTGCCAGCCAAAGTCCCCGATCTTTGGTGGGGGCGCTGGAGCAACGCATTAAGCAACGCATTGGAAATTGGACTCTCTCGAATGATCCAAGGGGGGGCCAGTGCTTAACGCTGAACCCTACCTTCTCGAAACCGTTCTCGATGCGGTGCAGACCGCCATGGGACTGACCGATCAGCAATGCTCGATCGAGTCCGACGACGACTTTGTTCCTCAATGGGCTGGCGATCTGTACGTTACGGTCACTCCTGCATCGCTCAACCTTGGGCCCGTGCATCAAACGTCAGGAACTACCAGAGACATGGAGTTCGGATGCCGAGTTGCGGCGTTCTTGCGGTCTCGCAGCGTCCCACGCGATTTGAGACGGACTCTCTTTTTGGATCAAGTCAAAGGCATCAACGCGCATCTCGACAAGATCATCAAGGCAGTGGACTGGAACCCCTCCATCACCGTATCAACCAACACGGCGCTGAAGGTTCAGGAACCCAACGCCAAGGGCTTCATTGGGTATCTGCGATTGGTTTCCGTCGATGCCAAGCCGAGAGGCGTCGTCTCAGACGTGTACGGAGCCGCAAACCAAGGCGGGACTGGCGTCGATGTCTACGCGGGAATCACTCGCGGCGCGGTCTTTGGTCGATTGCGGAGGATGGAAACGCTATGAGCGGCATCGTCATTCCTCGGGACCGAACGGACAAACAACCACCTACTGGTTACTGCCTCAACCCAGAATGCGCAGTGGACAACCAGCGTTATGAGTTCGAGGTCAAGCACGATCGATTCGCGTGTCCGAAGTGCGGAGCCAGCAAGCCACCGATTGTCGGACTATTGGTCCTGACGCATTGGTTTGTACCGGCAAAGAACGGTCCCATTGAAGACGGAGGCGGTTTGCGGTTCAAACTCGCTTGCGATGACAAACGTGCGTATTTGGCCACGTTTACGAATCTTGAAGCGGCAACCAAAGTCCTGGACCTTGTGAACTGCCCAGGGTGTTTGAAGTGGGACGAAGATCAACGCCGAAAGGCGGGAACTTTTTTTAGGAGATAGGAACTATGGGATTCACAAGCGGTGCCTATTCGGCGACGTGGAACAATTTGGCTTGCGGACAGTCGAAAGACGGATACCGGATCAGCCATCAATTCATGAAACGCCTCATCACTGGCGACAAGTGGGGCGACACCCCGCAAGACGCGATCGTTCGCGGGATCGATGTGACCATCGAGTTCACGCTGATTGAGTTCGACGGCGCAGCGGTACAGACCCTAATGAACCCTTACGGGACGGGTTACACCGCAGGCCAGATCGGACGCCTTGATGTCGGCGCTGGCGGTGCGGGTGCTTTCTGCAAGCAGTTGGTGCTGACCGCACTGCAAACGAACCCTGGGCCGCTCCCTGCGACGATCACATTCCCTCGCACCATCTTGCATGAAAACTTCCCGGTCACGCTGTTGCAAGCGCCAGACCTCCGCGAAGTTCCAATTCGCTTGCGAGCGTATCCCGATCTGAGTACCGGAGCGTTCCAGTCGGCATAAGCGACAGCGATGGATGGCGCACAGTTTCACATCGTCCTCGTTGACGACACAAACGCGAGTGTAGCGAATCCGGCCAAGCCGGAAGCAACTACCTCCGCGCCTCCACCGACCGCGAAGCCAGACACGCAACCCACTGGTGCAACGAAAAAAGCCGATCGGCCCACTGACGGAGCCGATACCCGTGCCACCCCGGCAAAATCAGGGGCCGATCGGACGCACAAAACCGAAAAGAGCGATGCGGACAAAATCAAACATGCTGCGCTCGAAATCGTAGACTTGGCACATTTCACTCGCGCGATAAACACTCTATCTGACGTGATTGCGCGATCCAAGACGATTGTGGAGGGTGGCGTTTCTCTCTACAAGATGCTGTTTGCTAGACCAGCAGAGAAAGCAACACCGCAAAAACAAGAGACGCCCAAAAAGACCGAAGCGGAGCCAGTTGCGAAGCCGGAGCCCGTTGCCGAGACTCCACCACCAGAGCCAGTTGCGAAGCCGGAGCCCGTTGCCGAGACTCCACCACCAGAGCCAGTTGCGAAGCCGGAGCCCGTTGCCGAGACTCCACCACCAGAGCCAGTTGCGAAGCCGGAGCCCGTTGCCGAGACTCCACCACCAGAGCCAGCCGCGAAGCCGGAACCTGTTGCCGAGACTGAGCCTGTAAGTGAATCGCCTGAATCTAAGCCGGTTCGAACGGAAGATATATTTGGCTATTCCGCGCCAGACGAATGGCTTGCAAAAAGGGCGCAAAAACGCAAGCTGGATGCAGAGTCTCTACCGCCACCGCTACCATCTCCCAACTCTTCACCGCCACCACCGCTACCGCAACCAAAAGTCTCTTCGCCACCATTGGCAGCTAAGCCGGAAGATCGCGTTGATACGCTGTTCGATCGTATCACCGATGGTATTGCACAGTTATTTGACCCTCCAACGGCCAAGCCAGAACCACCATCGAAACCAGCAACACCGCCACCCGCGAAGCCGACTGAAACCACCAGAGCAGAGCCGGGAGTGCTAGAGAAGTCGTTGGAGTGGATGCGATCGCTTTTCCGTTCGTTGCAGCCAGCGAGAACAGAAGCGACAAAGCTAACCGCAACGCCAAAGACTGACGCAAAGCCGGACAGACACCAAGTTGCGGCCAGCAGTGAAACAAAAGCAAAACCCACATCGACTAAAGACGAATCGCTAGTTAGTGCAGTAACGACCAGCGCCAACGCAACCGTAGCCGCAATCGAGGACGCAGCGGTTCAGATTGTTGCCGCGATCGAAAGATCGCAGCCGCACGGGAAAGAGGAAAACAAAATCGGCAAAGCTGACGAATCGCAACACCGATTGCAGCGAATGCAGCAAGTGTCCAAAGAAACGGGATTTGCTAAAGAAACCTCCAGAAAACAAAAAGCATCGAATGACTCAATTGACTATTCTGGGGCACCAAAAAAATCTCCCCCTCCAATTGAACCGGCAGCAAGCGTTGCAACCACCGAGGCAGTTGCAACAGAAGCCGCAGTGACCGAAGGTGCGGCGGTCGCCGAGGGGGCCGCAGTCGCCGAAGCGTCTACCGCAGCCGCAGCAGGCATGACCGAAGCGGCTGTCGCAGCAGGCGCAGCAGCCGCACCATTGCTTATCGTCGCAGCAGCAGCAGTGGGAGCCGCTATGGCAATCGACGCACTATACAAAGCGTCGATACGCCAAGCGGATGAACTAGAACAGTATTCCGCAGCCATCGCCATTCAACGCTCGCAAACCGACGTGCGTCGGCAAATGCGATTGGTCGATCGAGCAGAGGAGCGAGGCGACAAGCTGGCCAAGCTAGGAGAAGCACAGGACAAAGTAGAGGAGGCAATCGCAAAGCTAGGGGATGCCGTTACCGATTTGTTCGTTGACCGAGCGGACCAAATCATTATGGTCCTCACCGGGGCGACGTGGGCAATCGAAAAAAGCGGCCAATCTATCGACGTGATAGGTGCCGTATTGAACGTCATCGACGCCATGATTCGAGACTACATCAGTTGGAATGAGAACGAAGCAGCGGAGGATGCAGCGGTCGCGAAAGCGCAACAACAACTCCAGGAACGCATGACGAAATTGTTGACGTTCCAGACCGAGTTGATGAAGGAAGACCATACCGACACCTCTAGGGATCCAATGTTCCAAATGCTGACTCAGGCGTTTGGACCGAACGCGGGTGGCCAGATCAACCCGGCGGACGTGCAGAACTGGATCGCAGCGATGAGGAACCTGTAATGCCAGCCGCATTCGATGAACTTACCTACGAAGGAATCTCGCTCGGCATGGGGCAAAAACGCACCGTCGAGATTGAGGTTGTTCCAACACCCGACCGTAGGCAAACACAATACCATCGAATCAAGATCGAGGTAGATGCCGTCGTTGTTCCAAGCGTCGGCGACACGATCGAAGACATACGACGCATATTGACCCGCAACGGTGGCAACCTCAAAGCAACAGGGATCGGGATCGGGTTTGATTTGAATGTAGGCGGCAGCGCCAGCATGACGGACGTGGAGGGAGGCCCGTTCCCAAAACTTCTCGCATTGCGGCCCATGGCAGCGGCAAACGCACCCACCGCCGTCGAGGTTCGTTGGTCGGTAGAGGTTTGCATTTTTATTGCCGAAAGTTCGGGATCGGAACTGGAGCATATTGGCTCGTTTAGTTACTCCCAATCCTACTCGTTGGATCCAGGTGGATGGACCACTCGCACCATATCCGGGCAGTTGACGGTAGCTAAGACGTTTGATGGACCAAACAAAATAGACCATAACGCCGACTTCTATCGAGACAAGCTTGATTTTACCAAACCTGTTGGCTACGAGCGGTCGCAGCGATACGAACTCAGTGCGGACAAGGCGACGTTGGGATTCACTGTCACCGACACGCAAATTCCGACCCGGAACCCCTACCCGCCCGGCGTGGTGCATATCGAGGCATCGCATCGAGTTACAAAATCTCGCTCTCAAATGGCGACTACCAAGCACTCGCTGTCGATGCGAGTAGAGATTGCAGCCGATCAACCCATGTCGTATGCGTGGTTTATTTTTCAGCAAATTGCACTACGCAGAATTGAGTACGCTCGCGGGAGCGGATCACAAATACTGGTCGATCAGATTGATGTGGAGGAAGACATCTTCGGCACAGGAGTGTCGGCATCGATTTCTTACCGCACCCTGGGCGATATGTCGAACTGGCTCGGGGCGTCGGGTTTATTTAGTCAATTATGGGTGACATGGGACGAGTGGGAAGACTCGATGCACGGCATGGAGCATTGCCGAGGTATCTCGCAACTCACTCCCGACCCAGTAAATCAGGACCGATTGGTAAATCACGAACACCCTGAAATCCCAGAGGTGAAAGATTTGCAAATCGTCTACGACCGAACGACGCCATTGGCTGGAGCCCTTTGCAATCCGCTACCGCCACCAAACGCTAGTTGGGCGCACTTTGAGGCGTACTTCGACATCAAACAATCCGCCTTAGAGAAAGACCAATGGATCCCCTTGGGACCAGAAGTGGTAGAAGATGGCGTGATTAACCTGAACGAACTGCAACAGGCCGGACGCGGTAGCCGCGCGGAGATCCCATCGATCCTCCCCGTGTACCCAGGAGCCGCGACCAAGATTATCTACCGAGGCATGGCTGTGCGCGTCGGGTACGAGATCCCGATGCCGAAGCTCGTCATTGGCAACGTGCAGTTGAAGATGATTGAAAAAAGTTTCAAGCCTGCCTACCTCGGCACGTTCTATTGCCAACCCGTATTCGCAGCGAAATGGGAAATCGAATACGTTTGCCGGGATTTGGCCGAAAGTCATTCGGCAGGCATTTTGACCGACGGAACTGGAAAAGGCGGTTCATCGAGTTACTCGGGCAGTCCGGGTAATCAACCGCCAAACAACCCCTAGTGAAAGGATCGAATCGAAGTGGCACACATCGACCTGAAAGACGAATCGTTTTCAGTCGTCATCCAAAAGACGGGAGCCGAGCCGGTGACGGTGGCGGTCGATCTCTTGGAGACGCGGTTAATGTTCGAAGACATGGAGAAGCGGTTCCCGCTCGAACGGCGTGACGGACTGGTCTACGCATCGCGCGATTTCCTTCGCGCAGCCGCAAACGAACTTAAAGAGATGGGAGTCACCGACGCGACTCCGACCATGGCGTTCCAACTGTGGAGCCGACTCGGTGAAGTTGCCGAAGCGGTAAAAAAAAATACGAACGAAGGATCCGAGTCGGATGGGAGTACGGGCTAAACCCGTTCGATCTGCACGCCGAGCAAATCGTGGCGCTGCAGGAGATGCTTCCAGCGCTCCAAGCCAAGCGGAAGATTGACGAGGGGAACTACGACGCGACCAACTACCAACAAGTGTACGAACTTTGGCTCCGAGCCTACGGTGACGAAGAACTAGCACAACAAGCGAAATCCAAGGCCGTGCAACTCTACGTTGACAAGGCTTGCGGAGGAAAAATATGAACCAAATCAACGACGCACTGAAACGACCGACCGCTAAGACCAAAGGCTACGCGCCGATCCAAACATGGTGGCTGCGACGGCACCAAAAGCTACCACCGCTTACGTTTCAGATCATCGAGCAAATGCTTCTCGATGAGACGATTCAGATCGGACTAGCAGCCCGGCGGGCGATTGTTCAGGGCGTCGAGTTTGGCTATGAGGTCAACGGCCAATGGCAAGTGGGCGTGATGTGCGGGGACGAGGCCGTTGGCGCTTGGGTGATGCGTCAGATTCGCAAGCTATGGGACTGTGCCATCGAGCATCTCGCGTCCGCTCAAATCTATGGCTGGGCCGGGTGCGAAGTCATCTGGGAGCGTTCTGACGAATTTGGGACGTGGGAAATCTCCACCATCGAACAGCGACACGCAAACGATGTTCGAATGCTGCTCGATCCCGACACCGGGCGATCCTGTGGCATTCGGTTTCAACGAGTGAAGGGAGCCCCCGAAGGCTACTTGGATTTGCGGCATCCCGAGTGTCTGTTCCATTCCTACAACGCTTTTCCTGGCGAACACTACGGCACAACCGTACTGCAAGGCTCGTATCGCGCTTGGGCCGACAAGCACCTCGATGGCGGTGCTGTGGATGTTCGGCGATTGTTCATGCACAAAGACGCGTATGGTGGGGCCGACCTGCGCTACCCCGAGGGATCGACCGACATCGGGACCGTAGACAACCCGCACGAAGTCGCCAACCGGGAACTGGCCCGCGAAATCGTCGAGCAGATTGAAGCCGGAGGGGTAACGACCACTCCAGCCCAGTACGACGACAAAGGCAACCCGATGTGGAACCTCACACGCGCCACCGTCCCGGCGAACCCGTCGCACATCCTCCAGTACCCTGGGGATCTCGATGGGGAGATGCTACGCGGGATGTTCGTTCCCGATGGCGTTCTCAAGGCCGACGACGCAGGCTCTTGGCAAGGCCGATTGATTCCCATGGGGATCCTCTACGCGAACCTCGACCCGTGGGTGCGGACGATCATCAACGACATGCGAGAGCAGCTACTAGAGCCCGGCATCATCAATAACTTCGGACGCATGATCCCGTTCGACGTGAAGCACAAGCCACTAGCCAAGCAGGCGCTCGAAGCTCAGCGTCAACCGCAAGCGATGGGCATGGATCCCGGCATGGGAGGCATGGACGGCGGAATGGGCATGGATCCCGGTATGGATCCCATGGGAGGCATGGACGATGGTGGAGACGATCCAAATGCGGGACCAGACCCTAATGGGCCGTCCATGATGGGTGTCAAGTTCGATGCAGTGCAAGCCGTTGGAGAGGGAGTGTTGTCGGCTGCGAATGTTGTGAAAGCAGCGATGATTGCGCTCGGAGAAAGCGATCCGCAACTAATGGCTGCGATGCGAGCCCCCAAAGGATACACCAAAGACAAACCTCTAGTCATCGCCGGAAACGAATACCATGGAGGCATGTTTGTTCCTTCGGATGTTGTTGAGAAAGCTACTCCAGAACAACGCAGAGAGCTTGAGAGCGGAGAAAAAGCGACTGACGAGGAGGAACCAAAGTCCGACCCGAAACCGTTACCTGTAAAAGCTCCCTCGCTTAGAGAGAAAAGCAAGTTCCATGACAAATGGTCGATGACATTGCAGGCCGGGCACAAGCTGACACTCAAGAGCGGTCACAAAGCCCAAATCATTAGCCAACGCAAAGGCGGTAAGCTGTTTTACACGGTTCGGCATTACGACCCATCTCGCAAGCGGACTGATTACGATCGAACCTTTACACACATTGCCGATGCGGCGGACTTTGCTTCGATGGTATTGCACCATCACTCCAGCCAGACCGCACCAAAAGCGACAAAACCAGCGCAGACGAGCGCAGCACCCAAGCCCAAGCGAGGAAGCCTAAACGAGCGGAACTACTCATACAAGTCCACCAAGTTCTTTTCAAGCGGCGTGAAATCTAAGTTCAAGGATAACCTGGAGGCTTTGCGTACTCTCAAGTTGATCGAAGACGAGGATCGCGAAGCAACCCCGGAGGAAAAAGAAAAGATTTCTAAGTTCGTTGGGTGGGGACAGATGCCAGGACTGTTCAACGATTACCACGAACGTCTTTATTACGATCGCGACGACCTATCCGAAGAACTTCGGAGGATCGCAACCAACTCCAAGGAACAGGACAAATGGGACAAGGAGCGGAAGGAACTCAAAACCCTGTTGGGCCAGGATGGCTACGAAGCGGCTAGAGCATCCGTAATCAACGGGCATTACACCCACCCCGAAGTTGTCAAGAAGCAATGGGAGATGGCAAAGCGGCTAGGCTTCACAGGCGGAAAAATGCTGGAGCCCGCCGTTGGTGGAGGTTACTACCTTGGGTTCATGCCGGAAGACGTAAAAAGCAATACGGCCATTACGGCGGTTGAGATGGATCCAGGATCGGCGACGATCGCGAAAGCACTCTACCCGGATGCTAATGTCGTTGTTTCTCCGTTCGAGCAATACAAGACACCAGACAACTACTTCGATCTTGTTGCGACCAATGTTCCATTCGATGAATCGCAAATCATACGGGATTCCAAGTTAGGCAATTTGCGCCCCAACCTCCACGATTACTATTTCCTTCGCTCAGCCCAAACTACCAAGCCGGGTGGGTTGGCAATGCTTATTACGAGCGCTGGGACGATGGACAAGATTTCCCCCGATGTTCGGAAGGCGATCGACGCAGACATGGAGTTTGTGTCCGCCGTTCGATTCCCAGGGACCATGCACAAAGAGAATGCTGGAACCGAAGTCGTTACCGATTTAGTGATTCTTCGCAAGAAGGGAGCGGTTCCAGAGGATACTCCTGATGAAGTGCCACCGGAAGCATTGCCATCCTACGGGATTGCAAAGCGGCGCATAGTTGGTGTGCAGAAGTCCGTAGAGGGAATTTACGACAAACACGGAGGCGGGGGTGAATCCAATCGCGATCGAAAAAAGATTGATGAGGAAGTCAAGAAGTCTATCAGAGAAGCGAGCGATGCAGGACTCGATGAAGCAGCACATTTCACAGGAATAACGGTGGACTCACTAGGACGGCTCTACCACTGGAAAGATGGCAAGAGAGTCCCTGCGCCGCAATGGGATGACACGGTGGAAGTCCCCGATCCGCTGGGAGGAGATCCGATTCGAGTCAACCGTTACTTTGCAGAGCATCCAGAACAGATCCTCGGAACGCTGGATCGATCTGGAACCATGTACACGGGCGGAATGAAAAACGTCCAAGCAACCGACGACTTTGAGACCCTGTTCCAAGATGCTATCGATCGTCTCCCGGAAAACATCGTTCGAACCAGCCAAGCTAGCGTTCGCGGACCATCGATACCAGACGAGCCGGAACGAATTTTGACGGCTACCAAGCACAACGAAGGAGAAACGGTCATTCACGAAGGCGGGCTCTACACCTACGTCAACGGAGCCCTGGAGCCACATCGATTCAAGAACGAAAAGAAACAGGTCCTAATGTCCATGATCGGTATTCGCGACAAAGTTCGAGAACTCGTCGCAGCCGAGCGAGCCGGGAAAGATGGTGCCGCAATCCGGTCGGAACTCAACGCGATGTACGATTCTTTCCGGGACAAGTACGGGCTACTCCATGACCATGCGGCGGAACTCAAGGGCGACCTGGACCGCCCGATGATTATGTCTTTGGAGTCCTACGATAAGAAATCCAAGGAGTTCCGCAAAGCAGATGTGTTTGAGAAGAGCACGGCACGCCGCGCTACCAAAGTCTCCGAGGCTAAAACCATCGAGGATGCCGTTGGCGTGTCCATGCACGATGCAGCATCAATCGATGTCGCTCGGATTTCATCTCTGCTTGGCAAGACTGTGGAAGATGTAGAACAGGAACTTACCAAGAAGGGATTGGCCTATCTAAACCCGAACGGTGACAAGTGGGAATCTCGGGACGAATACCTATCAGGAAACACCAGAGAAAAACTTGCCCAGGCAATCGAGGTTGCAAAGACAGACGATCGATACCTACCCAACGTGGAAGCATTGCGAGCAGCGCAGCCAGAAGACGTTCCGATCCAAGACATATCGGTGCGTATGGGATCCCCCTGGGTTCACCATGAAGTTTACGAAGCGTTTGTGGCAAGTGCGGTAGGTATTAACCGATATGGATCCTCGGGAATCAAATTTCGGTACAGCGACAGCGCAGCATCCTGGCTGATGGAGTTGCCATCCAGCGTAAACTCGGGTAGAGCAGCGGAGGCTTGGTCGATCTATGACTCCGAAGGCGATCTTCGCGTAAAGTTCAGTGAGATCGTCGAGGCAGCGATGACGCAACGAGCGATCAACGTCTGGGAGTACGATGGCGACACCAAATTTCTTAATCGCGAGTTGACCGACGCGGCACAGTCAAAAGTAGAAGAACTGCAAGAGAGGTTCAACGAGTGGGCTCTGAGTCTGCCGCAAGTATCGCAGTTTCTCGAAAAGTCCTACAACGAAAAGAACAACAATATCAAAGAGCGGACATTCGATGGGAGTCACCAAACATTCCCAGGAATGGACGAAAAGTACGCAGCCCGCCTGTATGACATCCAAAAGAATTTCGTCTGGCGCGTAGTGACGACAGGCGTTGGGCTTGCGGCACACGAAGTCGGAACAGGTAAAACTACCAGCATGGTCGCAGCGGCGATGGAGTGTCGTCGTTTAGGGCTTGCGAAAAAACCCGCGTTTGCCGTTCTCAAATCCACCATAGAGCAATTCACGCGCGAAGCCCAAGAGCTTTACCCGGAAGCCAGGATTCTTTCCCTGAGCGACATGTTCGACAAGGAATCGCGAAGAGAGACACTGCATCGAATTGCGACCGGCGATTATGACATGATTATCATGACGCACGAAAACCTTGAAGGGATGCGGCTGCGACCAGAGAGCGAACAAGCGTTCATCCAAGAGGAAGTTGCAGACCTAGAATCGGCCATCATCGATGCACATGCAGAGAAGGCAGCCGCAAAGGGTAAATCGGATTCCAAGATTGGCGACAAGATCGTCAAAGAATTGGAGAAACGGAAAAACAAGTTGCTTGAGCGATTGCAGAAGTCGCAAAACCCTGACGACAAAGACCCGATTTTCTTCGAGGATTCCGGGATCGATATGCTGTTTGTGGACGAGGCTCATAAGTTCAAGTCGCTCCCGGCCAATACCTCGCGAAACTACGCTGGCATCTCCAAGCAGGAAGCGAACCGAGCGATGGACATGCTATTCAAGTGCCGTTGGTTGCAAAAGAACAACAATGGACGCGGAGTGGTATTTGCGACCGGAACACCGATTAGCAACTCCATGACCGAATTGTTCAACATGCAGCGGTATTTGCAGTACGATGAACTCAAGAAGCGAGGGCTACACAAGTTCGACGCATGGGCGGATACGTTTGGAGTTCTAACTAACGATCTTGAGTTCAAGCCGAGCGGAGAAATCGCACGCAAGCAACGCTTCGCAAAATTTGTGAATGTTCCTGAATTGAGGTTACTAGCCTCGCAATTCATGGACGTTCAGATGGCAGACAACCTCCGCAAGCCGGACGGGTCGCCAGTAGTGAAGCGACCGCGAAAACATATACGTTTGATCGTTTCCGAAGAGACCGACCGCGTAAAGGAGATGCAGGCAGAAATCGCAGCCCGAGCCGCCGCGATTAAAGGGCAACGCAAGTTTGAGAAAGGCGAAGACAACCCCTTGAAAATCATGGGCGATGCCAAAATGGGATCGATGGATCCACGGCTCGTCCACAAAGATGTCGAAGATGACCCACAGAGCAAGGCGAACAAAGCACTCGCCGAAGTCATTCGAATGTATCACGAACATCCAGGCACAGTGCAGGCTGTCTTTAGCGATCTGGGAGTTCACGCAAAGGAAAACAGGATCAGCCTGTTCGACGACATGCGATCCAAGTTAATTGCACAAGGCATCCCCGCAAACGAAATAGCGGTGTTGTCGGATCCCGACATGAAAGACGCGGAAAAAGACCGGATAGCTACCAAGCTTCGCACGGGAGACGTTCGCATCGCGTTTGGTTCGACGCAGACATTGGGAACCGGGATGAATATCCAGGACAAGCTCAAGGCGGTCCACCACTTGGACATACCTTACAACCCAGCGGCAATCGAGCAGCGCAACGGACGTGCATACAGGTCAGGAAATACCAACGAAGACATAGACGAGTTCCGTTACACAACACTTGGCTCGTCCGACCCAATGTTCTGGCAGATCAACGCTCGAAAAACCAATTTCAAAGACCAGTTCATGCTTGGCAAGGCTGGGCGCGAAATGGAAGACCTGCGGTCGGACGAAATGACACCTGAACAGCTCGTTGCGATTTCGACGGGCGATCCGCGACGATTGGAACGCATCGAAGTGGACCAGCAGTACAACAAGCTCAAACGCGCCAAGAGTCGCCACGCTACCGATGTCGCTCGCATGAGGACATTAGTAGAGAAATCGGACAGCAGGCAAGAACGCTTGGTTCAAGACATTCAGGAGCACGCCAAAGATTTGGCAAAACTGGACTCCCAAGAAGACTTCGTTTACGAAGCCCCGTATTTGCGAGGGTACAACGAAAGCCAATGGACAGCGCCTAAGCCGTGGGAAAAAACGACCTCCATTAAGGAGCGAAAGAAGGCAGAGGAATCGCTCAAGGCAGCAATCGAACACTACAACGAAGAAGGGGAAAACAAGACCTACTACTCTGGCTATGATCGGAGTAAAGGATTGCCGATTGCCAAGATTAAGGGATTCGAAGTGAAGATCCTCGATGACGGTCGCGTTTCCGTTCAGGGTCCAAGCGGAAGAGTCCAGTTTGCGCAGCCTTCGTTGCAGTCCATCGAAGCGGCAATAAAGAAAGTCAAAAAGCGACACGAAGAGGCGGTGGAAGCCTTGAAACAACATGAATCGGAAATTGAGCACTTTAAGCGGGAAGTGGAGAAACCGTTCCAGTTGCAGGGTAAACTAGATTCGGTACGCAAGAGGCTGATCGAACTGCGTGAAGCCCTTGGCGAAACCGTAAGACCCGAAGAATAGGTGGCACATGGCAAGCGAATTTAGTTGGTACAGGTCTCAGGCTAAGTTGGTCGATCCTTCGCTCAACAAGCATCCCTTCCTTTCACTCTTTATCGACACACTTGAGCGAGTGAACCCAGATTGGCTGGAAGAGATGCGACAGGAACACGTTCTGCACGATTGGGCGCTCGTCAAGACTGCGCAAACGGTCGAATTAGCCGAGCGGCTCGTAGCGTCTGGATACACCGAAGAGGATGCCGACTCTCAGGCGTTGTCCGACATGCTCCCAAAAACCATCGACGACGAATTGCAGTACACGGATGAAGAAGACCAAGCAGCCGAAGAAGAGACCGCGATGGAAGCTCTCGATTTCTTTATGCGTAACCCCCCTCCGAAGGATTAACTATGCCACTACAACCCGGAAAGACAATTACCAAAAACGGGAAGACCTACATCCTTAACGAGCACCATCGATGGACGCTCAAGGACAAGCCCGATGCTAATCCTCGTCAGGCCGCACAGAAAACGCCGCAACAAACGCAACAAAGGGCTCAACCGCAATCGCCGGGTGGGCGAACGGTAGACAGAAAAACTTTTGACGACAGCTACGCCAAGCAGTCGCAGCCGAAGTTCGATCCGTCCACAGGTTTGAAGATGCCAGGAGCCGGGACAGGCACTTCTCCAGGTTACGACGGGAAAGTCCGCAACCTTGAAAAACAGGGTATGACAACAAGCGACGCGCAGGGCATCTCCGACATGGAGGAACTGCGCAACGATCCCAATTCTCCGATTGGAAAGCCGAAACCGCAGCCATCACAGCCGCAGCGCAAGCCGAAGGCGTCGCCCAAGCTCGTTAAGAGCGGCGTTGAGGATGATCCAAATCACGATGGCGTTGCGGATCAGGCCCGCGTAGGTGTCCCCGCATTCGAGGTTCCACCGCCACCGAAGGAAATTCGCCGTCTTGCCAATTTGACCGGAAAGGCAAAAGCCGCAGAGTCGCATTTCGCGGACGAGTTCGAGCAAGACCCAGACGGCATGGCTGAAAAGGCCCACATCCTGTTTACAGCATCGCTCAAGGAAGGGGACGCACCTGTTTTCGAAACCGATGCCTGCAAGAAGTTGTCGCCGTACTGGCAAAGCACTGACCTGGAGCAGAACCTAGACAAGCGATCAAAGAACCGAGCAACCCTCAACACTGCGTTACACCAGACCGCGAACGCTATCTGCAAGAAAGCATTCTTACATCACTTAGACACGATGGAACGCGGGCAGGAAATACTTGTGACGGTCGGTGGGTGCGGCGCGGGCAAGGGGTTCGCGCTCAAGAATGTCCCGCAAGCGTTGGAACTGAAAAACCGCGCCAATGTTGTCTGGGATTCGGCGGGCGATCAAAATGCTACCGAAAACCCTTGGATTCTCCAGGAAGCAAGAAAACGCGGGCTGCGTGTCGCATTCGTGTTCGTGCATTCCGATCCAAAGGTTTCCTGGGCTGATCCTGGTCGGGGTGTGGTGAAACGAGCCCAGGACCAGAACGACGGGCGCATGGTGGACGCAAAGGTGTTTGCGGACTCTTACGCCCTTGGCGCAAGGCATCACGCTGCGTTCATCGCGAGGCATGGTCACGATCCCGATGTAACTAGCGTGATTCTCAAGAACGGAAATCCGCCGATGCTGCTTCCTGGTATGCCAGAGGAAGCTCTACAATACGATCGTCAAGAGTTAGCACAGTTTGCGATCGACACCATCAACAATGATCCTAATGTCCCAGAGCATATTCGCCGAGGTGCATTAGGTGGAACACAAATATGGGAGGATTGATATGAGTCAAGCACCAGATTCCAAGCCGAGCGGACCAAGCGCAGAAGAGTTTTGGGCAGAGGAGAACGAACGATCGAAGTCCATGGATGATTTTCTGCGGGAAAACAAAATGGGCGGATTTGATCCCAAATACGCGGGATTAGACACGGATGACGAGGACGAAGACGATGAATCCGACGACGACACGGACGAAGACGAAGACCCAAAACGGAAAGACCTACCGTCTTAGTACCGCACCACGCCAAACCAAGGGCAGCATCCTCGACCGCATCATCGGACGCAGCCTGATCGCCTCCGAGGGAGCCGCACAGACCGTCCGAACGCGGATCATGGACTCGCTCTGGAAGAAGCGATCCTTCCCGATCCCGCAAATCCTGGCGTGGCTACCAACACCACTCGGGCGATTCCGCACCTTTGTCTACCGCCATATCCGCGACTCGTTCCTGTACTCCTGGACGGCGGGGATGGATTACCTCTACCGCAACTTCCCGCCATGGCTGGCGAAAGAGTTCGAAACCACGATCCGGCAAACACCGCCCCAAAAGCCACCACAGCCACCATTCCCGCGATTCACGTTCTTCGACGAGTCAGACGACGCATTGCGGTTCCCGCTCATTGAGATAGCAGCCAAGCGACTTGCCGAGCGAAACATTATGACCCGCCAGCAATGGGAGGCGGTGGACAAATACGCGCAGGAGCGAGCGTTCTTCATCACGGCTCCGATTTCGACCGACACCATCGACCGCATCCGAAACGTCCTGGTCTACGACGTGGACGAGGGGACGAGCCGCAAGGGATTCGAGAAGGCCGTCACCGAGGCTCTCGATGGCTCCCCCATCGGACGAGCCCACTTGGAGAACGTCTACAGAACCAACCTCCAAGCAGCATTCCGCGATGGGAGGGAGACCTTGGCATCAAACCCGATCGTCGCAGCCGCGTTTCCGTATCAAGCCTATGACGCGATCCGAGACACGCGAGTCCGCCACGATCACCTAGAGATGGAATCTCTCGGGCTCGATGGGACCAACGTCTACCGGCGGGACGATCCCGTATGGGACTACTTCACCCCCCCATGGGACTACAACTGTCGCTGTGGAGTCAATCCCATGACCGTGGAGGCAGCAGCCCGCGCGGGAGTTCGCGAAGCCAAGGTGTGGCTCCGAACAGGCAAGCCACCGTTTCAGCCTGAGTGGCGAATCAACGAGGTCTTAAAGCAAGTGACCCCCAACCCAACCTTCGGCCAACGCGGGGTGGTTCATGCCTGATCCAGCACAGCAACGCATCATCATTCGCGAATCGGGGGGAGCCAAGAAAGAATACCCTGTCTTTTCAGCGGCAGGAAAATCGGCCCACAACCAAGTAATTCTCAAGCGTCACGGTTTCCACGAAGTGCATGTGTGCATGAAAAAGGAAGACGCGAAGAAGATCCTCAAACGCCAATTTACAAGTGGTTCTCTGGAGTGCATTATTCGCGACACTTCCCGAGCCAATGATGGTGGTCCAGACACCGAGATTCGCTTGTTTCCGCTTATCCCGCGAAGAGTCGATTTCCTCGGCACCCAAGACCTACAAATCGTCAAGATAGAGTTCATTCTTGGCACGTTGTCGTTTGCGGACATTCGCAACCCGCCGTCTACTTGGTCGTCCGTTACAGACGCCGAATCTATTTACGAGAACGAAGGCATCACAAACCAAGAGCAAGACGAAAACTTGCTAGCGGAATACCACGTCGCCGAAACCATCGACCCGACGATACAGTATTTTGATAATCCATTCCAGATTGGCGAGTTTCGACTACATGCTGACGTTCCTGCCTTTGTCCGACAAGCGGCCTCTGTTGGTTTTCACCAGTACACTCGCAACAGCCACATCCCCAACCGGCTCCGCACTCTGGCAGCGATGACCGGGACGGTTATCTGGGCAGACTTAGAGACTCAGAGGTGGCGCATGGAGTTGGCAGGGGAGCCGCAAGCCAATCTCCCAGCAGCCCTCAACGTCGGCGCGCCTCCAAAGCGGTACATCATCAAGCGACATGAGGATTTGGAATGGACGTGGACTGTTCCATATCTTGATAGCTTCGGCTTCCGAATGCGACCCGATTACGTTTCTTCGTTCGTGCAATTTCCTCAAAACAGCATCGGCAACCTGGGCCTGACGCAACCGGCGTTTTACCAGCCATCGCAATCTGGATCCGGCGGAATGATGCACTTCTCGTCGTTAGTGATGCCTCCCATCGTGATTCGATCGCTCGTTGGTCTCGGTCTATCAGCCGCTCAATCTGCACTGGACAACCAAGCAGCCACCTACGAGCGATGCGTCAGGGCCGTAGAGAGAACCATAAAAGGCTACTTTCGCGCATCGCGCAGGACCGATCGAATTGAGATGGCTGGCTACTTTGCGATCCCACTTGGATCCGAGGTGGCAACAGTCACCTACAAGCAAGGGCGCACCTTTATCGCTTTTCGCGATGAGTCGGTTCCCATGTGGCCACGCGTGCCATCGGCATCGAGCCCGCAATGGGGGGCTATGCTAGTTCAGATCACAGACAAAACGAACACAGCCGGACTGTACATCGGATCGTTCTCTGCGCCTCACGGCGGGCGATGGCAAGCCGCACACTACCTTAACGCGTTTGGAGGATGGAGTGGTAGCCTACAGCGCCCTGTCCTCGTCGAAGACAAACTAGGCTTGTTCCCTTGGCTCGACGTTGGTGACTTCGTTCTGGCGTTGCATGACGGAGATCGCGCGGTGATCCTGCAAACCACCCTTAGCGCAGACGTGGAGTTGATATGACGCGAATTGGTCTCAATCTGTCGAAAGACATATACGACGTTTCGCCGTTGGAGTACGACGAAGAAGCAAAAACCAATCGCCAGCACCTTCGAGTTCCTATATCTGC